AAAGAAGTTAATAGCGGAACAGCAGGCGGATGAGATTAAGGCTCGACAGGCCCCGCCAGCAAAGAAGCCGATACGTCGAAAGGTACGCTGATATGGCGAGGAATATCGATAAGAAGGCTATACGAATTGAAGGCGGCGAGATATGCCGACACTGTAAGGAACCAATGCAGCGATACAAGCATTCCCCAGATTGGTATCCAAGACCGGGAAAAGGCGCACACCGCTATTGGGACAAATGTCCATCCTGCAAGCGCCTTTATGTATACCAAGAAGCGGCGATGTCCGCTGCGCGGTTTCATTGAACTTGTAACAATTCCGGGGCATAATCCGATGATGGAACCAGCCGCTATCCTCGCCGCGATCGAAGCTCTCGATCCCTATGAGCGCCGCCAGTTCCAGGCGGCGTATTCGCAATTGGGGGTCGATAAGCGCAATCTCAGTCGCGAAGCCCAATACGTCGCCAATGGGCTCGTAGAGATTACCCGCCGCCATCACCGTGTCGCGGAATACCGCGATTGGAAGATCGATAGCCGCACGGCGGAAATCTACGCCTATCTGGGCGACCAGATCGAGGGCTTGGCCGAGCCGCAGATCGAGGGGCTGATCCTTCTCTGTCTGAAGGCTCTGGCAGCGCTCCTCAAGGCGGAAAAGCGCCCGGTCTCGGCGGCGACGCTCTTGGACCGGATCGGTGATCTGGGGCTCGCGATGGATCGCGCCTTTCCCGGTTATTGGTCCTCCCGCCTGCTCTACCGGCTTGTGCGACCGGCTGAACTTATGGCATAGAGCGGTTGTTGTTCCCCCCTCGGACGCGCCGCAATCGGGCCTTATCCCCCCATCCCCCGGAGTGAGAGGCGCGGCGCGTCCCTTTTTATTCAGCCGCTTGGCCTTCATTTGCTGCTTGGTCGATCTGGTCGCGCCAATCTAAGAGCGCCTGGATCACCATATCGAGGCGTTCGCGGTTAAAATTCCGCTGTTTCCATGCCTCGGGCAGATCGGCCCATTTGGTCGCGCTATCGGCTAGATTGAGTTCTAGGCCTTGACGCAGCCAGTGAAGAACGCCTTGAAAGTGCTGCCGCGCGGCTTGCTGCGCCAAATCGCTCGGCGCAGCGATATGCCCATAGTTGAGGCCGTGGACCATGTGGCGCGTCCAGCCCGTGGGATAATCGGGATGTTGTTCCTGGCCTTCGGCGGCGGAAGGCCGTCCCAGTTCCTCGCCGGTTCTCTGGGGCAGTTGCGGATACCCGGCGATGATATCGCGCTCGCTGCGGCGGGGCGCGGTGGGTGGCGCGGGCGAGCGGCGCGGTGGTGTTGTCGGGCGGCGTGTGCCAGTGGTGCTCGGGCGCGCTCGGCTGCTTGCGGGGCGGGCTCGACCGCGAGCGGCGCGCAATTCGGTGGCGAGGTCACGCAGCTTGATCCGACCGGCGATGACATCGGCCATCTTCTCGGGGGCGTCTTCGCGGATCACCCGCGCGTCTTGAACACTAGGGCGTCCAATACCGTGAGCCTTGGCCGCTTCTTCTTGGGTAATAGGTCTAGTCGAAAAAACAAATGCTTCATTTGAAGCATTTGTTTGTGCTGCATTTTGATTGCCTTCCGGCGCTCCCCTGGCTGATGCTGCCGAAAGTGCATCGGCGGCAAAGGCTTTCCCGGCGGTTGTCATGTTGCGGCGGACATTCTTGTGCAACACAAAGCGCCAGGGATCGTCACCGTCATTGGGATCGCTGCCAAATTCGCGGCTGAGCGGTTCGACACCGGCAATGTCACAAGCCGCCCAACGGTTCTTGCCGTCGAGCATGGTGCCGTTTAGCAGCACGCAGGGTTCGTGCTGGCGACCGGGCGGCTGGATGGTCATTGCCATCGCTTCGAGTTCGTCATCGGAGAGCATCGGATAGGCGGCGCAGGCCGGATGCAGCGGCGGGCAGGGCGTGGTCATAGCGGAATTCCTTCTTGCGGATCGGGCCGCTTTGCCAGCTTAAAGGCGATGGCGCGGATGGCGCGGACAGAGCGGGACTGCGGAAATCCGGCAGGCAGCAGCCCTGGGGAGCGGCTGATGTCGAGAAGATCGTTGGCGATCTTGACCAGCGTAGGCTGATCAAGATGGCGTTGCAGCGCGGCGATGACGATCGCAATTATCGCGTCAGGGTCTTTCATCATTTCCTCGAAAAAAAGGGGCAGGCCCGCACAGGCCCGCCCCTAAAACGTACTACGCCAAAAGAGCGGGCTTAGTCGGCGGCCTCGTCCTCTGGCTCAAGGTCCGCTGCCTCGATGATGGTGGGGAAGCCCTGCATCGACAGTTCCAACACCTTGCCGGGGATCATCTGGCGTTGCATCGTCATGTTGAACGCGGTGATCGCATAGGCGAGAAGCTGGACCGGTGTCAGGATCATCTTGCGCCGCGCGAGGCCAGCGGCGGTGTCCTTGCCGCTAAGCTGGCCCTTCTGGTGCAGTTCGATCACCGCGTGGAGCGCCTTGACCGGATGTTTATCCGGGAGCGCACGCACCTGTTCAGCCGACAACAGCAGGCCGACAAACTGGTGCAGCACGTCGTAGCCGTGCTCCTCCACGATCTGCCAAGCGAGATAGGTTGCGCCGCTATTGCCGATCAGTTTGAGCATCGGTTTGTAAGAGCGCTGGACCAGATGAGATACATCGCTCAGTGTCGGATGCTGTTCGCTGTAGGCGAGCACGCCTGCTGGTGACAGATGGGCCAGTGGCGCACCGCTGACGATGCCTTCCATCGTCATAAAGTTTTGCTCGATGGGATAGGCAAATTCGGCAATCACCTTGGCGACGCGCTTTGACAGGCCGTTATTCCCGGCAGTAAAGAGCGCATCACCACCGGAACGCGGGGCACCATTATCGATGTAGGCGAACATGTGCGGTTCGCTGATATCATCGATGTCGATGATGCAATAAATCTCAGCCGGGATGCCGGTGAGATAAATCGACCACAGACGGTGCGCTCCATCGAGAAGACGACCGGAGCATCCGACCGTCACAGTCTGGCCGGTCTTTTTCCACTGGCCGGTCTTGATCGCGAGCGAATAGCCCTGGATGCGAGAGAAGATTTTTTGGCGATTGAGCGTATCACGCATCAGCAAGGCTTCGGCCATCTGCGGCGTGATCGTGTTCCAACCGGTGACGACCGGGACAGCGGGAACATCCTTGCCGCGACGCCAATCGTTAAACGCGGTCTCAGTCTCCTTAAACTGAGCCGTTCCAGCGCTGAGGGGATTGAGGAAAACGGCGGGCGTCCACCCGCCTTCGATACCGACGATGGCTGACAAGGCAGCCTCCTCTAATGTGCGGATGTCGTATCCCGTAAGGATTTGACTAATCCGGTCTTTCGGCGCTCTTGTCTCGACAACCGGAAAGTAGCGCCGATCGACAAGCGACACCTACGCTCGATTTTTTGGAAAGACAAGAGAAAAAAAATATCTCGTCATACGGCTTGCAATCTGGCGAGATATGCGCCGTCTTGGCACCATGGGATCAGCGGCAGTGCCCACCATGAGGGACAAGGAGGCGACTGAAGTCCAAACTGACACCATTGCACTGACTGTCACCGCGCCGTAGCCTCATCGTAATCTGCGTTAAATATTCCCCCTAAAGATTACTGAGCGAGGCGGCGGTGTGACTGATACGTCATTCTGGTCCTGCGCACAAACTCAGCCTGCACAAGAACAACGCGCGCTGCGAAACCTTCGTCGCCAAGGCTACGAAGCCTTTTATCCTTTCTATCTCTCGACCACAAAGAAGCTAAAGCAGACCGTGGTGCGACCGGTCTTTATGTCCTACGTCTTCATCCGCATTATCGAAGACGAGCCGTGGTCCTCGATCAACAATACATTTGGCGTCCTGCGGCTCCTGACGCGTCTGCCCAAATCCGGTGACATTCGTCAGCCGCAGCGTGTCCCCGAAGACTTTATGCGATCCCTTACCCGTTACATGCGGTCGAGCAATGCGGTGCTCGGCCCGGAATTTACCGTCAATACGCGTGTCCGCATCATTCGGGGGGCGCTGCAAAATCATGAAGCGATCGTCCGGTGGTCCAATGACGAACGGGCAGGCCTTCTCTTCCAGATACTGAACCGCGAAGTGGAAATCGAATTCGACATCGCGGACATCGAACGTCTCCCGGTGACCGAAGAAACCGGGGTATATGCTTGAGAAGGAGGGACTGGGATGCCGGAAATCTACGGGCCACGGACGCTGCACGGTCAATTGCTCCACGGCATGAAATACCGCGATCCCGGCGAAACATTTGACGATTATTGTATTCGCTACGCGCGCACCACGGCGGACGAGCCGCAGGAATTTCGCCGCGCACTCAATTATCTGCGCGATCAGTATCTCTTGCCCGCAGGCCGCCAGCAGCGCGCGGTGGGCCGCCCCTTTGAGACCACCGCCTTTAACTGCTTTGTCATGGGGGAAATCCCCGACACCACCGCCGGTATCTTTGAAGCCCTGCGCGACGCCGCGCTGACGCTCAGAGCGGGTGGCGGGATCGGCATGGATTTTTCGACACTGCGCCCCGCAGGCGAGCCGGTACGGGGCTTGGGACATGGGGCCGCTGCGAGCGGCCCGATTTCGTTTATGGCGTGTTGGCACCAAATGTGCGCGACGATGATGTCGGCGGGCGAGCGACGCGGCGCGATGATGGGCGTCCTGCGCGTCGATCATCCCGACATCCTGCAATATATCCGCGCCAAACAGGATCAGTCATCACTGACCAACTTCAATATCTCGGTCGCGGTGACGGATGAATTTATGGAAGCGCTGGAATGTGACGGACGCTACGAACTAAAGTTCGGCGGTGTCAGTTTTGGCTATGCCCGCGCGATCGATGTCTGGGCCGCGATCATGCAGAACAATTGGGATTGGGCCGAACCCGGTGTCATCTTTATCGACCGGATCAACCGATTGAACCCGCTCTATTATTGCGAAAAGATCACCGCGACCAATCCCTGCGCCGAACAGGCGCTGCCGCCATGGGGCGCGTGTCTCCTGGGCTCAGTCAATATGGTGAAGTTCCTGCGCCCGGTCTATGAGGGCAACGGGATGCGGCTGGCGGCGCAATCCGGTAAGCAGATCGTCCGCTACGAAATCGATTGGGAAACATTGGATGATGTCGTGGATACGGCGGTCTGCTGTTTTGACCGGGTCATCGACCGCACCGTCTACCCGCTGCCGCAGCAGGAGGCCGAGGCCCTGGCCAAGCGCCGGATGGGGGTTGGTGTGACGGGGATGGCGAACGCGCTGGAAGTGATGGGGCTGCCGTATGCCTCGCCGTCATACATGGCAAAGCAGGATGAAATCTTGGAGCGCATCCTCGTCCGCGCCTATCGGACCTCCTGCCGCTTGGCGCAGGAGCGCGGCCCCTTCCCCTTGTGGCATGTCGATCACTATGTCGAGGGCGAGTTCTTCAAGACGCGGCTCCCCGAGGATTTGCGCCACGATATCGGTCTCCACGGGCTGCGCAACGGGCTCCTCACATCGATCGCCCCGACGGGCACGATCAGCCAAGCGGCGGACTATGTGTCATCGGGGATCGAGCCGGTCTTTATGTATGAGGGCGAGCGCACCGTCCTGACACCAAAGGGCGCGGAAATCCTCACCGTCACCGATTACGCCTATGCCCATTACGGGATCAAAGGCCGCACCGCGAACGAGATATCCGGTGAAGAGCATGTCGATGTGCTGTGCCGCGCGCAGCGCTATGTCGATAATTCGATCAGCAAGACGTGCAACGTCAACGGTCAGGTGGCGGGGCAGGGCGAGGGCGTCTCCTACGAGGATTTCAAAAAGCTCTACATCCGCGCCTGGAATGGCGGGGCCAAATCCTGTGCCCTTTTCAACACCAACGGGAAGCGGATGGGCATCTTAAAGCCCAAGGAGGAGGACGAGGGCGCGGCCTGTTTTTACGATCCGGCGACCGGTCAGAAGGCGTGCGCCGCCGATTGAGGTATATAGGAGATGCAGGGGGACCGCAGCGGTGACCGCGCGGTCCCCGATCTAACTTGAGGGAGCCCCAGTGACCACCAACGGGACGGTCAAGACATTGGTCGATAGCGGTGGTTACAGCGCATGGCGGCTGGGCAAAAGGATCGACCTCAACGCCTATTGCGAGTTCCTCGAAGCCAATCAGGACTGGATTGGGATGTATGTGGTCTTGGATCACATCGCCCCCGACGAGCCCGAGGAGGCGGCGCAGATCAGCTTTAATACGCTGAAAGAGATGCGCCGCCGGGGCTTTCAGCCGATCCCGATCTGGCACGCCCGCGAAAGCCTCGATTGGATCGACCGGATGCTCGATCTGGGCTGCGACTATCTCGGTTTCTCGACCACCAGCGCACGCGGTTTTGCGATCGATAACGCCTTGGAACTGGCATGGTCAAAAGTGGTGACGGCGAGCGGCAAGCCCACGGTCCAAGTCCACGCCTTTGGCAATTCCCATGTGCCGACGCTCTTCAAATATCCATGGGCGAGCGCCGATAGCTCCTCCTGGCTGCGCGGCCCCAAATGGGGGCGGATCATGCTGCACGGGATACCGACCGGGCGGCTCAACCACCGGCACACCACCAAGCGCCGCCACGATGATGTCTTTATCCCCGAACTCGATGACCTCCTCATCCATTCGAACCATGCCCGCGACATCAGTATGGTCGAAGGCGAGGATTTGGACATTATCCGCGAGCATATCGAGGCGCTGTCGATCGACCTCAATGATCTGCGCGAGAACCGCAAATCGCGCCGCACATGGCTGAGCCACGCCTATATCGCCGCGATGTTTTTTCTCCAATTGGAAGCCCAGGTGCGCGCAACACCGCGTCCCCAATTCCGCCCGGTCAATGGCTTTGTCACCGGGGGCCAGGGCGCGTCCGCTCCGCCGGTAACCCTCCCCGAGTTCGATCTTTATATGGCGGTCGCCGTTAGCCCCTCGATCCTTCCGGCACTGATCTACGCCGGGAACCGGCGACCGCTCGCCTCCTACTATTACATCAACAGCCACCACCACGCGGCGCGGATGCGCGAATGGCACCGCGATCCGCTGGCGCTCCTCGCAGAGCCGCCGTTCAAGAAATATACCGAGATGCTAGAGGAATGGATCGGTCATGCAGGCCAGTGAACTCTACCAGCAGCTTCGCCCCTTCACCATGCTCTCGCATGAGAAGCTCCTCGCACCGGGCTATAAATCCTTGCACATCACACCGCGCGCGGTGCGCGGTTATTCGCCGTTTGGCGTCATGGAAGTGGAATGCAATCTGGGGATTGCGGGCGAGGCTTATGTCGATACCAGCCGCTTTTTGCAAGTGCTTTCGACCGCGCCCGCCGGGGATTTTGAATTGCGCCTGGAGAATAACAAACTGGAATGGCACTGCGCCGATCCCGGTGAAGCGCGGCGCTACGAGATGATGGGCTATTTTGCCGTCAGCAGCGGCAACGATATCGCGATCCCCCTGCTGCCATGGGAGGGCCATGGCGAGATGGTCCCGGTCGAGGAGCCGTTTAGCCGGGGGCTGCAACTGGCGGCGCTGGGCTGCGGCTCACAGGCCTATATCTCGCTGGGGCTCTATGGTGTCGTCCTCGAAAACGAGCCCGAGGGGCTCTACGCCTATGCCAGCGACAATAACGCGATTGCCGCCTGTCGGCTGGCCGATCATAGCGACCATTGGGCCGACCGGATCACGCTCGCCCCGGATGCGCTGGGGCTCCTGGCGGATGTCAGCCGCGCCAAGGACACCAGCCTCTCGATCACCACCGATAGCATCTATTGCCAGACACCGACCACCAAACTGGTGATCCGCCGCAAGGCCGATCTGAAATCCGATCTAAAATCGATCGCCAGCGGTATCCGGGGCACCGCGCGGGCGCTGCCGATCGACCGCGAGAGCCTTACCGGTTTTATCCGCCGGATCGAAGCCTTGGCCGAGGACCGCTCAAAGGCGCGGATGTCGATCGAAGTTCAGGAGGGGGCGACCGTCCTCAATTACGAGGACAGCATCTCGTTCTCAGCCGAGTATTATCTCGTGCAGTCGGATGAGCCCTTCGATATCCCGCCGATCCAGCTTGAGCCGCGCCGGATATTTACTGCGTTGGGGGCGGCTGACCGCGTGGTCTTTGACTATGTCGATCGCCACGCCTTGGTCTTTCGCGGGCCGCATGATTTTCTCTTTGGCATCCAGGGAAAGGCGCTCTAGCGATGGTGATGGGCTGGTGCTTTGACACCGCCGCGAGCGACGCGGTCCTGGCGAAGCCGCGACGGGCACCACCCGCGCCCAAGACCAAGGAGGAGATGGTGTCAGGCGAGCGGGGCTGCGACGCCTGCCCCTTACAAACCACCTGGGAGCGGCTGGGGACACCGCAGATGCGGCTCTCCGGGGCAAAGCAAGGCGACATCCTGGCGCTGGGCGAAGCCCCCGGTGAAGAGGAGGATGACCGGGGCGAAGCCTTTGTCGGCCCCACGGGCCGGATGCTGCGCCAGCACATCCCGCACCGGCAGATCGAGCGCGTCGCCTTTTCCAACGCGATCCGCTGCCGCCCGCCGGGGAACCGCACGCCGACCGGGCATGAACTCCATTGTTGTTCCCTCCATCTCGAAACCGATATCCAGATGGGGGCCTTTAAGGCCATCCTGGGGCTGGGCGGGACACCGCTACGCCGGTTTTTTGATGAAGCCCCGATCAGCCACATGGTGGGGGTCAAATTCCCGGTCGAAATCGGGGAGAAGGCGCTCTGGTACTATCCCTCGTTTCATCCCTCCTTCCTCCTCCACAATGGTGGCGAGCGGGCGCGCGAATATCCGGTCTTTGCCGCCTCGATCAAGAATTTCTTTAGCGGTATCGATAAGTGGCAACCGCCGGTTATCGAGCGCCCCAAGCCCGAGGAGGTGATCCGAGTTTATGATGTGGAAGAGGCCTATGCGCTCTATCACCGCCTGGAGGGCACGATCGGGATCGATATCGAGACCGAGAAATTAAAGCCCTATACCAACGGGGCGCGGCTGCTCTCGGCGGCCTTCTCCGATGGCAAATTGACGTTTGCCTTTCCGATCCGCCATCCCGACGCCCCCAATGACTGGGGCGATCTGCTCCTCTTGGAAGCCACCGCCGACCGGCCCTGGATCGCGCACAACGCATCCTTTGAACTGGTCTGGCTCCTCTGGACAGCCAAGTGGCTGGGGCTCGATCTTTGGCGACCACACGCCTTTGACGATAGCATGGCCTTGGGGCGGCTTTACCACTGCCGCAATAATCTCCTCGATCTGGGCACCATGTCGCGGATCATCTTGGGCACCAATGTCAAGAAACTGACCAACGTCAACGCGAAATATATCGAAAATTACAGCCTTGATGAAATCCTCCCCTATAACGGGCTCGACGCCTGGGCCAGTGTCAAGATTAGAGAGCGGCTGCACAGTGACCGCGCGATCATCAAGGATGAATACCGACGCCTCATCGGGGCGATCGAGAGCACGGCCTATATGGAATTTCACGGGCTTCCGGTCGATCGCACGGTCAGCCGCGAACTAAAGGCGCAATGGGGCAGCATCGCTGCCGAAAAGCGCAAAGAGGCCGCGACGATCTATGAAGTTCGCCAGTTTGAGCGCGAGCGCCAGCAGGAATTTAACATCGGCAATCCGGACCATGTCGGGATCGCCTTGCACGATTATGGCCGCTGCGAGTTACCGGCGAATAAGAAATCTTATGCGACACCAGAAGAAATCTTATTGCCGTTGGCCGACCGGGGAAACCCCTTGGCCCGCGTCACGCTCGACTACCGCGCGGCGATCAAACACGACAGCACCTACATCGATCCGGTCTTGGAACTGGATACCGTCGATGACCTCTTGCATCCGTCCTATACGACGATGCATGTCGCCACCTTTCGCACCAGTTCCGCCGATCCCAATATCCAGAATTGGCCCAAGCGGCGGCACCGCGAATTCCGCCGACAGGTGATCGCTCCCAGCGGTCGTTGCTGTGATCGTTGTGAGGTGAAAAAGCCGCATGTCTTTCTCTCCTGCGACCAAGGGCAAATCCAGGGGCGGATTTATGGAATGGCGAGCCGCGATCCGGTGCTGATCGAAAGCTTTATCGATCGCGAGGCGGACATTCATTCTCACTGGCTGGGGAAGCTGATTGATCTTTATCCTGAGTATCTCACGCGGCTGCGGGTCAAATTGGGGATGGAGGACGCCCCCGAAGCGGTCATCCGCAAAAAGGGCCGCGACCTCATCAAGACCGATTTTGTCTTTGCTTCGTTCTTTGGCACCACCGCCGAAAACTGCGCCGAGCGGACCAACATCCCCTTTGCCGTGATCAGCGACCTCCTGGGCGAGTTCTGGGGGCGGTTTCATGTCGCCAAACGCTGGCTCAACGCCCGCCGCGCCGAATACCGCGACACGGGCGGTGTCCGGACACTATCGGGGCAGATGCGGTTTGGTGTCATGACCGGGAACGAACCGGTCATCCAGCCGATCCAGAATGGCGAAGCCGTCATCGTTCTCGACTGCCAGAACGAACTTCAGAAGATGTCGCTCGACCGGGACGATCCTCATCTGATGCCGCGCATCAATGTCCATGACGATCTGACATTTATCGTCCCGCAGGACGAGATGGATGAATATCTGAAGATTATCAAAGAGGTGATGCTCAAAGTCCGCTATCAGTGGCAGCGCGTACCGCTGATGGTCGAGGCGTCTTGGGGTATAAACTGGTGCGATATGCAGCCCACCGAGCCCAAGCATAAATTTTGGGGCGAATATGTCCGCCAACGCTGAACCAATAATGACCGCCGACGAACTGATCGAGGCCGCGCAGTACGCCGCTCTGGGCTCTCAGATCGAGGTCGCGATCCGCCGCGAGATGATCGGCTGGTGCCCGCTGGTCGAGCGTGTCGAGGGCTTTGAGGGCGCGGTGGTGGGGGCCTATCTCGGTGTGATCGAGGTATTAAAAAAGCATGTCGAGGGCACCAATGAATGAGCCGCTGATCACCAAATACCGGCCCCAGACATTTGCTCAAGTGCTGGGACATGACGAGACCATGGCCAAATTGCAGCGCCGCCTCGATAGCGATAGCCCGCCGCATGCCTTTCTCTTCACCGGCCCCTCTGGGATCGGCAAGACCACCGTGGCGCGGATCATTGCGCACCATCTCGACGCCGAACTCGAGGAAATCGACGCGGGCGCGTCCGGTTCGATCGATATCATCCGTGACCTCATCGATCACGGGCAGAATTTGCCGTTGAGCGGCAAGGCGCTCAAAATGTTCATCATCGATGAATGCCATGGGCTCTCGGCCCCGGCCAAGCAGGCCTTATTAAAAGTCTTGGAAGAGCCGCCGCCGCATCTCTTTTTTGCGCTCTGCACCACCGAGGCGCACCGTATCCCCGAGACATGGAAGACGCGCTGTTTCCCGGTCGCGCTGCGCCCGGTCGAGCGCAAATATATCGAAGAACTTCTCTCGGTGATCTGCGAGGTCGAGGGGTGGCATCCCTCAAATGACATCCTGGCGCTGATTATCGAGGAGGCGACCGGCCAGCCGCGTAAGGCGATCACGCTTCTAGAGCGTTGCTATGACGCCCCCAACCGCGCCGAAGCCAAGCGGATCATCTCCCTCATTGATGTGGATAGCGATCTGATCGGGGAAATCGTCGGGCTCATCATCCAGGGCCGGTGTACCTGGGCCGTCATGCAACCGCTCCTCTCCCGCCTCGACCAGTCGATCGACAGCTATGAGGGGATCATGATCCCCCTGACACGGCGGATCATCGGTGCGCTCCTCAAAGAGACCGGCCCGCAAAAGGCGCGGCATCTGGGGAATATGATCGAAGCCTTCACTTTTCCGACGCAGACCTTTGACCCCAAGGTCCAGTTTTACGCGGCCATGAACAGGATATGCTTCCGGCAATGACCGACCACACGCAATATCCCGAGGAATACCAAGCGCTTTATGCGCAGTTGGATGTCGATCCGCTGGATATGGACAACCAACTGATGAAGTTGCCGCATCTGGTGCAGGACGCTTCCGAACTCGCCGTTTCCGCCGAGAATGCGATGAATGCCGCCAGTCTCGCCTATGATTGCGTCAAGGCGCAGCTTGCGGAGGCGCTGCGCAGCCAGAACGAGAAGATCACCGAGGCGTCGATCGAGCGCTCGCTGCCGCTCTATGAGGATATCCAAGAGGCGCGCAACGCGCTCAATCACGCCAAAACGTATATGCGGCTCTGCGAGGATTTGGTCAGGGCGCTGCGGATCAAATCGCAACACGTGCTCAAGAGCGCCGACATGATCATGTCGGGGTATATGACACCGAGCGCGGCTTACGAGCGGCGGCGCGCGGAAATCAATGCCGCCCGACAGACGGCCAAGCGCTCTTAAATCTATGTAATGGTTAAAACCGTCACGCTGTGGGGTATATAAAGGCCAGAGGGTTACAGGGCTGGACGGCCATGGAAGGGATATTCTGGCTCTTGTTGTATGCCGCCGCCGCCATCGCGGGCTTGGTGCTCCTGGGCTTCTTTCTCTACTACGCGGGCCGATTGGTAGGGCTTGGCGTAATGCGGTCGATCCAAGATGTGCTCAATGAACGGAGGACGTGATGGCGTCGAAATTTCATTACCAAGCCCGCTCCGATGAGGATTGGGAAAAGCGCGCCTCGCAACAGGGCGGTGGCTTCCAGGGCTATATCCTCGATGATTTTCGCCTCTACCAATTAAAGAAGGGCGAGAATGCGATCCGCATCCTGCCGCCGACCTGGGCCGGGGCAAAACATTATGGGATGGATGTCTATACCCATTTTGGCATCGGCCCGGATAAGGCGACCGTCCTCTGCCCCTTAAAGATGGCCGAGCAAAAATGCCCGATCTGCGAAGCCCGCGCGCTCGCGGAAAAGCGTGGCGACGAAGACATGGTGCGCGATCTGCGCCCCTCAAAACGCGTCCTTGTCTGGCTCATCGACCGCAAGGACGAGGAGAAAGGCCCGGTCGTCTGGGGGATGCCGTGGACGGTCGATCGCGATATCTCAAAAGTCAGCCGGGACCGCAGCACCGGCAAATACTATTTTGTCGATCATCCCGAGGAAGGCTTTGATATCTATTTTGATAAAGAGGGCGAGGGCATCGGCACCAAATATACCGGTGTCCAACTAGCCCGCCGCGCGACCAGTGTCGATGAGGACTGGCTCGAATATATCCAGGCGCATCCGCTCCCCGAGACGCTCCTCATCCGCGACTATGACGAAATCCTCGAACTCTTTGAGGGCGGCTCGGCCAGCGGCCCCGCTGAGCCCCAGGAGAGCCCGCGTCCGATCGAGCGCGCCCGCCAAGCCGCTACCGGAGCAAACGGCACCGAGCGCCCGCGTTCCGAACGCCCCGAACCCGCGCCGCGCTCCTCCCGCCCAAAACTCGAGCCCAACCGCCAGGGCGTCCGCCGCAATGCGCGGTTTGGCCCGGTCGCGGTCGATGATGCCGAGGAACCGCCGACGACCGACGCCGAATACGAGGAGGGGCCACCGTTTGACACCGAGGAGACGACGGCGGGCGATCCGCCGCCGGATGAACCGCCCGAGGAGCAAGAGGAAGAGGCCCCGCGCCGCCCCGCGCCGAAGACCCCCGCGCGCGAACCGGCCCCTGCCGCCGCGACGGCCTCCAAAGCGGCGAGCCTGCGCGAGCGCTTTGCACGCGGCAGCCGGGGCTAAGCCATGGCCCGCGCCCCCATCGCCCGCCG